GTTGTCGCAGGAGGCCCAAGCCGAGTGGGATCGCGTCGTGCCTGCACTAGAGGCGATGGACCTGCTCAAAGAGGCCGACCGCGCGATGTTGATCGCGTACTGCGAGACGTGGGATCTGTACATGACGGCCGTGCTCAAGGTGCGCGCGGAGGGCATGACCGTCATCAACCCGGAGTCGGGATTCGAGCGGAAGCATCCGCTGGTGGGGGTAGTCCAGGAGACCGCTGGCTTGCTGCGTACGTTGGCCCGCGAGTTCGGGCTAACCCCGGCAGCTGAGCACGCCATCTCGAAGGTGCCCAGTGTCCCGGACAGCGACGAAGACACCGACCCGTTCGCGGGCAAGACGACCACGGCGTAGCGCCCTCTGGGTCAAGGCCGACCTCGACGAGCTGCAGCTCAGCCCCGAGGTCGCCTACTACCTGGAGTCTCGCGGCTACAAGCCGCCGACCTGCCCGCCGCTGATCAAGACTCCGGAGCCGCGCAACGTGCGCGGTGCCGCGTTCGACCCTGACCGAGTGGATCACGTCATCGCGGCGTTCCGGCGGTTGCGCCACGTCAAGGGCAGGTTCGCCGGTCAGACGTTCGACCCCGATTGCTGGCAGGTCGCGTACTACCTTGCCCCAGTCTTCGGCTGGGTCGCACCGTCTGCGGACACCAAGCAGTACGCGCGGATCATCACCACCGCGTGGGTCGAGCTACCTCGCAAGAACGGCAAGACCACGTTGGCATCCGGCACCGCGGTCTATCTCACCGGTGGGGACGGTGAGACGGGCGCTCAAGTCGTGTGCGCGGCTACGAGCAAGGATCAGGCGAAGTTCGCGTTCGATCCGATGAAGCAGATCGTGCGCGGATCACCTGCTCTGGGAAAGCATTTCGAGCCGTACCAGACGAAGATCATTCACACGGCGTCCGGATCGGTTTTCGAACCGGTTGCCAACGTCGGTGACGCTCAGCACGGTCGAGACCTCCACGGCGGGGTCGTCGACGAGGTGCATCTGCACAAGACCAACGACCTGATCGAGGCAATCGAGACCGGCACCGGCAGCCGTATCCAACCGCTGATCTTGCTCATCACTACTGCCGACGCGGGCAAGCGCCATACCCCGTACGACGAGAAGCGCACGCGCATCGAGAAGCTGGCACGCGGCTCACTCAAGGACCCGACCACCTATGGCGTGATCTTCGCTGCCGAGGCCGACGATGACCCGTTCGTCGAGTCGACGTGGAAGAAGGCCAACCCCGGCTATGGCGTCAGCCCCACCAAACGGTCGATGAAGTCGGCCGCGACCAAGGCCAAGGATTCCCCCGCGGAGCTGGCGTCGTTTCAGCGCTTGCACCTCGGCCTGCGGACCAAGCAGCAGTTCAAGTACTTGGAGTTGGGGCCGTGGGACCGCAACGCCTCGATCGTCGACCCGGACAGGCTGAAGGGCCGGGAATGCTTCGGCGGCCTGGACCTGGGTTCGACGTCGGACTTGACCGCGCTGGCGTGGGTGTTCCCCGATGGTGACGCGTTCGACGTGTTGCTGCGGTGTTGGGCACCGGAGGACTCGATCGAGTACCTCGATGAACGGACCGCGCGGGCGGCGTCGACGTGGGTCAAGCAGGGCTGGCTGTCCACGACGCCGGGCAACGTGACTGATTACGACTTCATCCAGGCCCAGATCGACCGGGACCGTGACGATTTCGTCGTCAAAGAGATCGCCTACGACCGTTGGAACGCCCAACAGTTGGTCAACAACCTGACGAGCGAAGGCGCACCAATGGTCACCATGGGACAGGGCTTCGCGTCGATGTCGGCGCCCACGAAGGACCTGCAACGGCTGATTCTCACCGGAACGGTGGACAAGCCCATCGTTCGGCACGGGGGCAATCCGCTGCTGCGGTGGATGGTCGACAACTTCGCGATCGCGATGGACCCGGCCGGAAACGTCAAGCCGGACAAGGCAAATGCGGGAGACAAGATCGATGGTGTGGTGGCGCTGATCATGGGACTGTCCCGTGCACTGGCCGCCAAGGAAGCTACGGCGACCTCGGCATACGAAGACGACGGCGAAGGGCTGATGATTGTTTAGACGACACCCTGGCTTGAACAAGCAGGTGTTGGTGTCGCTGTTTTCGGGCAACGCAGTGTCAGGCGTGCTCGTCGACACGCCAGGCCAACTACTGATCCTGCGCGGCTGCATGATTCATGACGCGGACGCCGCGTCACCATCGGCCGCCGACGGTGAGATCGTCGTCGAACTGGCGAACGTCGACTACGTGCAGATAGTCAACTGATGTCGTTCGTCGTGTCCGAGGGTGCGGTACGCGGCCTGTCCCGGCCAAGCTTCATCACCTCCAACCGGCTGCCCACGGTCGTGTCGATGTCGATGGACTATGACAAGATCTGGCGCAGTCAGCCCGCGGTGCGCACCGTCGTAACGTTCCTGGCGCGCAACATCGCGCAGCTTGGGCTGCCGCTTTATCGGCGCGACAGCGACACCGAACGGGAACGGCTGCACGATCATCCGCTGGAGATGCTGCTGAGGAAGCCGAATCCGTGGACCACGAGATACCGGTTCATCAACGCGCTGGTGCACGACTTCGCGATCTACGACGTGGCGTACTGGCTGAAGATGAAGATCGACGGGCAGACGTCGGGCATGGTGCGGATGCCGCCGATGCTGGTCACGCCGAAGGGCGACAACTGGCTAACCCCTGAAGAGTTCGAGTTGGCCGGATCGAAGGGACGCAAGCTGTTCCCGGCCGATCAGGTGGTGTACTTCCGCGGATATAGCACCGACCAGGACGTCGGAGTGTCCCCATTGGAGTCGCTTCGCCAAATCCTGCTGGAGGACTGGGCTGGCTCGCAGATGCGCGAGCAGGTGATGCGCAACGGCGCCCGGGTCTCGGGGTACATCAAGCGGCCACCGAAGAACGAGTCGGGCGATTGGTCGCCAGAGGCGCGGGATCGGTTCCGTAAGCAGTGGCAGCAGCAGTATGTCGGCGACGGAGCAATGGCCGGGGGGACGCCGATCCTCGAAGATGGCATGGAGTTCATGCCAGCCAGCCAGACGGCCAAGGAACTGCAATACGTGGAAGGCCGCAAGCTCACCCGCGGCGAGGTGGCGTCGGCGTACTTCATCCCGCCGCCGATGGTGGGGATCTTGGACGACGCAACGTTTTCCAACATCACCGAGCAACGCAAGATGCTGTACACCGACGCACTCGGGCCGTGGCTGACGATGATTCAGGACGAAATTGCGCTTCAGCTGATCCCTGACTTCGAGTCGAAGCCGCAGCAGTTCTACGTGGAGTTCAACCTGCGGGAGAAGCTCTCCGGTGACTTCGTGTCCCGCCAGGATGCGATCACCAAGGCTGTTGGCGGGCCGACGATGACGATCAACGAGGCCCGTGCCCTGGACAACCGTCCGCCGATCGACGGCGGCGATGAACTGATCCGACCGCTGAACGTGACGCAGAACGGCGACCAGGCTCCAATTCCCGCCGACGGCGGCAGCGCCGACGTCAAACCGACAGAGAAACCACCACCGTCGCCGGAAGACGAAGACGAGCAGGAGGACTGATGCTCACCAAGAGTGCACCGATCACGGTCAAGGCCGGGCCTGACGACGGGCTGAAGGAAGGCCAATTCACCGCGTACGCCTCGGTGTTCAACAACATCGACTCCTACGGCGACATCGTCGTTCCCGGCGCGTTCGACAAGACGCTCGCCGAGTGGACGAAGTCGGGCGACGTCATCCCGGTCCTGTTCGGGCACAACATGTCCGACCCAGACTTCAATCTCGGCGGCTGCTTCAAGGCCGTCCAGGACAACGTGGGACTGCTCATCGGTGCAGATCTCGACCTGGACAACCCGAAGGCGTTGCAGACCTACAGGATGCTCAAGGGCCGGCGGATTCGACAGATGTCGTTCGCCTACGACGAGATCGACTCCGGCCCTGCGGTGCGCGACGGCGTCCACGTGTGGGAGCTGCGCGAGCTGAAGCTCTATGAGGTGTCGATCGTGACGATCGGCGCCAACCAGGAGACCGAGATCCTGGCGGTGAAATCCATTCCCACCGTCGCTGAGCGCACGCTGCGCGACGTAAAGGCTGGCCGCGTGCTGTCGGCCAAGAACGAGGGCGAACTACGGGAGGCACACTCGGCCATCGGCCGGGTTCTCTCTGCTCTCGACGGCACATCTGACGAGGAGAAGGCCAGCGGTGATGGTCCGTCTCGCCAGGATTCCAAGGAATCCCGTGAGGCCAGCCAGGAACCGTCCGTCGATACCTCGGCGCTGGAACTGCTCAGCCTCGAAATCGAGCTGAGCGCAACCAATTCCGAGATAGGAGCATGACATGCCGATGACGGCAACCAAGCTGGCCGACCTTCAGAAGGCCGCGCTGGTGCACACGCAGAAGGCACGCGAGATCATCGAGGCGAACGCCGACAAGGACCCGCACGACTGGTCCGAGGATGACCGCAAGACCTACGACGAGGCTCTCGCCAAGGGTCGTGAGAAGCTCGACGAGATCAAGACCGCGAAGGCGGATCTGGCGATCATCGACGGCGCCAAGGTGTTGGCCGACGAGATCGGCAACCCCGAGGTCAAGGCCGACCTGGATGCGCAAGGCAATCATCCGATCCGTGAGCGGGTGAAGTCGCTGGGCTTGCAGGTGGTGGAGTCCCCGGAGTTCAAGGCGATGCTGAAGCCGTTCACCACGGCTGATGGCAGCGTGCGCATCGGCGAGAAGACCCGGATTCAGTCCGATCCGATCAGCATCAAGGGCTTGTTCGTCGGCGGCACCGACACCTCCGCTGGCGCGTTCGTGGTCAACGAGCAGACCGGCATCGTGGAGATGCTCGGCCGCAAGGAGCTCAAGATCCGCGATCTGATCTCGGTGCGTCGGACCGGTTCGGACACGGTGGAATACGTCGAGCAGACCTCGCACACCAACGCCGCGGCGGTCGTGGCGGAAGCGACCAGTTCGGCAGCCCCGCAGGCCCCGGCAGGTACCACGCAGGCCGATCTGGTGCGTGACCCCAATGGAGGCTACAAGCCCGAGGGTTCGTGGGCGTTCGTGCGGCGCTCGGCGGTCGTGAAGACGATCGCCGAGTGGGTGCCTGCGACCAAGCGGGCGCTGGCCGACGTGGCACAGCTGGAAGGGCTGATCGACGACGAGCTCCGCGCGGACGTGGCGGAGGCCGAGGAAGGGCAGATCCTGGCCGGTGACGGCACGGGGGAGAACTTCACCGGCATCCGGAACTGGTCGGGCATTCAGACCCAGACGTTCTCGACGGACATCTTCGAGACGATCCGCAAGGCCATCACCAAGGTTCGTTACGTGGGTCGCGCGAACCCGACCGGCGTGGTGATTTCACCGGCTACCGCCGAGATCATCGACCTGGCCAAGGATCTGAACGGGGCGTACCGCTACGGCGGCCCGCAGGCGATCGGCGTGCGCACGGTGTGGGGTGTGCCGACCGTCGTGTCGGAGACCCAAGCCGACACTGACGTCATCGTCGGCGACTTCTCCAAGGCGGTGTTCTGGGACCGGGAGCAGACCACGGTGACGATGTCGGATTCGCACGCGGACTTCTTCGTCCGCAACATGGTCGCGATCCTCGGTGAGGAACGCGGCGCCTTCGCCGTCACGCGGCCCAAGGCGTTCGTCAAGGCTGCACTCTCCTAATCCGGGATGGCGCTGTTCAACTCGGGCTCGCTGGGGGCTGACCATTCGCCCCCGGCGAGACCGCAACCAGGAAAGGAGACGCCGATGGCGCTCAAGGAGTACAGCACCGTCATCAACGGTCAGGCGACCACGTTGCAGCTGTCCGACGAGGACGCGAAGTTGCAGGGGTTCACGAAGAAGGATCTGGTGTCCAGTCAGGAGGTCGAGGTGACCGACGCGCAGCGCGAGGCCGAGAATGAGGCCGCGGTTCAAGCGAAGGCGGCGGCGGCAAAGAACAAGGAAGCCGCTGCGCCGCAGAACAAGTCGGCAACGACGCAGGCCAAGAAGGACGATGCCGGATAGCGACTCGGGGGAACTCGTTCCCGCTGACCTCGCTGGCTACACGCAGGGGCGGCTCAGCGGGAACGATCCCGGGACTGCGGACGCGCTCAACCGCGCGTTGGCGGCGTGCCGCCGCTTCTGCGGTTGGCACGTGGCTCCGGTGCGGACCGGGACGGTGACGCTCGATGGGGACGGATCGCGGTTGCTGGTGCTGCCGACGCTGCGGCTGACCGCGCTCACGTCGCTGATCGAGGACGGTGTCACGTTGGACGTCGACACGCTGGAGTGGTCGGCGCGAGGTCTGGTCCGAAAACCCAACGGCGGCTGCTGGTCCGGGAAGTTCGGCGCGATCGCGGTGACGATGTCACACGGGTTCGACGAGGCACAGGACTGGCAGGCCGCCGTGTTGTCGTTCGCGGACCGTTCGTCGCTGACTGGTACGGGTGGCCGCCCCACGGTTGTGGGACCCTTCCAGTACGGCACCGAGGCGATGGCCGCGGGTTCGGCGTTCAGCGCGGCGGAGCGTGCGCTGCTGGAGCAGTACCGGCTGGAGTCACAACCGTGACCGAGCAGGTGATCCGTCACCGCGGCGGCGGTCGCGACGAGAACGGCCAGGTTGTCGCGGCATCACCCACGCCGTTGGTGGCGCTCGAGGTCGCGCCCGGTGGTGGATCGAAGTTCGTCGAGCAGTCGCGCGACGGTGAAACCGTCGAGTGCACCGTCTATTTCGCGCCAGGAACCGACATCGTTAAAGGCGATGAGCTGACGGTCCGCGGCGAGCGTTTCAACATCATCGTCAACGACTGGCGCTCAGGCGGCCGTGGTGGCCTAGAGGTGCTGTGCACCAGGGGGCAAGGCTGATGGCATCCTCGTCGTTCAAGCTGAATCGCGCAGGCGGCGCGGAGGTTCTCAAGCAGTTGGCCGCCCCGCACGTCAATGCTCTGGCCCGGCAGATCGCCGAACAAGCCGGAGAAGACGCCGAAGTAGAGGAGTACACCACCGACCGCGCCGCCGCGGCCGTGGCGGTGCCCGCACACCAGCAGGCCAAGGACGGGGTGCTGACCCGCGCGGCAGCCGCAGCTGGTCTGGAAGTGCGCCCCAAGTGACCGACCGCGAACCGATCGACGTCGCGCGGGTGATGAAGGACTGGGCGAAAGATGATCTCGCAGCGCGGTTTCCAGAGTTGACCGTGGCCCTTGAGTTGCCGTCTGATTGGTCGCTCGGATCTAATCCGGTCCTGCTGTTTGCTGACGACGGCGACCCGATGGCGATCTGGCCGGTAGGTACGTCGCCAACCATCCGTGTCACGTCGTGGACGACGGGCCGCGACCGTACGTACGTGCATGCGGCCCTACCCCGCCTGCTGACTGCCCGCATTCCCGGCATCGCCAAGGTTCTACCCGGCACGGGCATCATCGACGCCCGCGATCCGAAGACCGACGGCGATTTGTCGTCGTTCACCGTGCGGGCGCGTGCCCGCACGGCAGTACCGCAGTAGCAGAAGCCGCTGCGCAAATCTGCTTCGTCCGAACCGGGCGAAGTTGTCTGGCCCGCAAGGGCATTGGAACGCCCTTGAAGGAGGGAAACTCGCATGGCTCCAGGAACGATCAATCCAGATCTCACAGTGATCCCGGATCAGGCCGAGGTGTGGCTGATCCTCAAGTCCGACGTCACCGACATCGCGGCGCTGATCCCCGAGTCGGTAGACGTTGATCTCGCCGAGTTGGGCTGGGAGCACTCCGGTCTCGTCGACGACAAGAAGGGCATCCCGCTCGACCCGTCGATCGAGGTGAAGGAATACGACGCGTTTGCGCATCCCGTCTTCCGGACGAAGCTCCGCAAGGGCAAGCTGAACACGGGATTCACTGCGCTGGAGTTCAACGACGTCACGCGGAAGATCGTGCTGCCCGGCTCGGCAGCCAACAAGATCGGCCGGCCAAAGGACGTGCAGATCTACGTGCTCTACCGGTTCGTCGACGAGGATCGCACCACCATGTGGGTGCAGCTCCGACCGGCAGCCGCCGAGCTGAAGGCGCACGGCGGCATCATCGACGGCGAACTGTCGTGGGCCGAGATCACCGTGCACCACACCGCCGACGCCGCAGGCGACATCTTCCAGATAGTCAACGACGCCACCGACGACATGACGAAGACCTTCACCTTCGCCGTGGGCGTCACTGCGTACACCGTGACGGTCGGAACGAGCACAACGCCGTCGCAGACTCTGAAGACGAAGGCGGCGCTGCAGTCTGCTCTACGGGCACTGCCGTCCGTGCAGGCGATGCCGGATCCTGGCGTCACCGTCGATGGCCCTGACGGCGGTCCTCTCGTCGCAGACTTCACCGAAACGGCCACCCCTGTGTCGGCGACCGGCACCGGCGGCACGGTCACCGTTTCGTGACGGCCGCCAAGGTGTCTCGGCTTCCCGCCGCTGCGCCGAAGCCG